TACGCAGTTTTTAAATTTTGTTTCCTATAAGCATGATATAGAATTTGAAGCAGTGATGTCTGATTTTCAAGAATTCCTAAAAAGCGAAAAAGCTAAACTTATAGATACCAATGTTTCAGATGATTATAAAAACTTCTTAGATGCTAAAGAAGAAGCCTTGGTTGAACAATTTAATATCACAAATAATTTTCAAACAAGTGTCCGGGGGCTAAAGATTCGCGGATGTTACTCTACCCAACAAGAAGCTGAGTTGCGTGCTAAACTTCTGCGAGAGATTGACCCAAATCATGATGTGTATGTGGGACCTGTCGGCATGTGGATGCCGTGGGAACCTGAAGCATATAAGACTGGACGTGTTGAATATATGGAGGATGAACTAAATCAATTAATGAAGGAGAAGAATGAAAATGAGAAACATGCCCGTGATGCATTTGAAAAACGTGTGAAAGAATCAAAACGTCGTGCTATTGAAGAGAATAAAAAGAAAGCCTTAGAGACAGGTAATAAACTGACACAGAATATTAATGAAAAGGGTGATCTAGTAGGTGTGGCTGGTATGTCAACAATTGAGTCTTCATTGGGAGAAGGTGAAGTGGTGAGCTCTGCGGATATCAGAAAGGAATTGTTTGAAGGTGACAATATACGCACTAGTGATAAACCAGATGCAGTAGAGGAGTTTAAGCAACGCGCAGAACGCGATAATCCAACTAAAAATGTTAAGTTGGCTGTTGTAGAGGAGGAATCACAGGACGACAAACAAAGTAAAAATTGAAGTATTTTATTGGTAAGAAATTAAATATTCATACAAGTATTATGGACAACAAAAGTAAGAAAACAAAAAAACCGCGCTGCAATCACCCGGAGTGTAAAAAGAAATTAAAATTAACTGATATGCCTTGCCGTTGCAAGCTTAGTTTTTGCTCTAAACATCGTCTTCCAGAACAGCATAAATGCCCGTATAATTTTAAGAATGAAAACAAGGAAGACTTTATTAAACGCGCCGGACTAGGTGGAGGACAATATACAAAGATTGAAGTAATTTAAATACAAATTTCTATATATTTCAATAAATATATGGAAAATTCAGAAATTGTGAAAGAAACGTTGATTATTAAACCGCCGGCTCCTCTATCAAACGCAAAGACTTGCGAAGAAGCTGGTGCAAAGCTAACATATACACCTTTTAAAACACCACCGCAGTCTCCCTTACCCGAACTGCCTAAGAAAAAACAATCATGGTTATCATTTTTAAATTTTCGATGGTTCACAGCACCCTTTTCTTAAACTACCATTTACTTTTTTTAACATTAATTCTTGGACCTTTTTTAACGGATGTTGGATCATAGGTCTCATCCTCATCGTCCGAACCAACACCTTCAGACAAGGCCCAAAATTCCGCAGAACCTAGTTTGAAATCATCATGGGGGTCTGCCTTATACCAGAATATTTGATCTTCCAATTTATTGGATTTTGCATTGTTAGCTATAACTAAACATTCATAATTCTCTGTGCATTGATCCATAACCTGACAAAAGGACTCGAATGTAGGAAACATACCTGCATAGTTTTCATATATTCGCTTTCTATTTGTAAGATAAGGTTCTCGAAGAATGAAAGTATAATCAATATTTGTGCGTAAATTAGGTGGAACTCCTAACGGATACTGCATTGTAATTGTTGTCATAATCTTCCAATGGCGCCCATTCATAAATAGCAATCGCATCATTTTGTCACGCGCCCACCCATTATCCCAAAGACAATCATCCAGTATGACAAATGCACGACCATCTATATTAGAACGACCATATGCTTCATTCTCCTTTTTAATTTGTTTAAGAACTATTTTTTGACGTTTTAAAACATTTTCTATAATTGCTGTATTGTATTCATCATGAATAAATAATTTTGGTACATGTTTAGAGTAAAAACCATTACCAGACTCAGTTCCGGATATAACAGTGCCAATAGGTATATCTTGGTGGTAGTATAATAAATCTCTAACTAAAAAACTTTTTCCTGTATCACGCCGCCCTATAAAAACAATAACAGGTCCAGCAGCTTCATCTGATTTAAATGAAATACTTTTCATATCGAATTTTTTAAGTTCTAAATTCATTATTTTTCATTTAGAATATATTTCAAAGTTAAATACGCAATATATGGATAATTTTAATATTTAGTTGTTGTATTATCTAATGTTTGAGATTAGTTATGTTAAAAATAAAAAGTCAGCATTGCCAACTACTTTAGCAGGTATTACTAAAATGCAAAATTATATACCTATCTATCAAAAGTATTTTAAATTATCAGAAAAGAATTTCAATAATATTAATTTAAATAATCGTTTTCATGCTACAGAATTTCTTAAAAAGGAGAATGATAATAAATGGTCATGTAAAGTTAAAAGTGATACCCAAGAAAAAAAGGTTTCTACCTTTCTGAAGTACTCACCTTTGGTAGATCCTGTAAAGTTCTTGGTAGGAAAGTATAAGAACATTCCAATAGATGTTTTACCTTCTTTTAAAGGTAATGAAGGTCACAAAAAAATTCGTGATGGTAACAATTCTGCATATGTAGATGGTTTTTTTGCTTTTCTCTCTAGTCAAGTTTTGAATACTCATCGGTTTATTCATGGTACTGACTTCTATGGCTCTTATCTTGCCATTAAAAACGAGTTTAAATATAATATAATTGATGATCTAGAATATTTACATGACTCTGATTTTTTTAGGACTAACAAACTAGGCACATTTAAACTAGAAGATAGTTATGAGGATTTTCTTGAGGAAATTCAAACACGACACTATAGAAAACCCTTGAAAATAGCAGGAAGCGTAAAATCTATTCAGGCAGAAAAGCTTGATAATACTATTTTTAAAGATTTATTTAAAAAAAATATGGATATTTCCAGTAATTGTGATACATCAAAAAATCTTATCTATAGTTTCGATGTAAGTCATAATACATCGCAAACATCACCCAAGTCTAATAGAAGCAGTGCCTCAACTAAAAGTAGTGCATGCTCTTCAAGATCTTCACATACTTCCCATGGTTCAGAATCTTCATGTGATTCTAGCGGGTCAGATTATTCTGATGATTCATCACAATCCATTGGGAGCAATTCAATGTCGACAGCATCTGATGATTGTGTAAATGCTACATTATTTAACTTCCCCGTACAAATTATATGTCTAGAAGCTTTGGAAGGAACACTAGATTCTATTATGCCTGATCTTAGCATGGAAGAGTGGCGCGCTTGTTTATTTCAAGTTATCATTATGTTACTTGTTTATCAAAAATTATTTGATTTTACACATAATGACCTCCATACAAATAATATTATGTACAAAAACACCGATGCCAAATTTTTGTTTTATTATTATAATGGTAAGTATTACAAGGTACCGACATTTGGAAAGATATATAAAATTATAGATTTTGGAAGGGCTATTTATAAATTTAAGGGGAATGTGATGTGTTCTGATAGTTTTCATCCAAAAGGTGACGCGGCAACTCAATACAACTGCGAACCTTACCTAAATCCCGATAAACCACGCTTGGAGCCAAATAAAAGTTTTGATCTGTGCAGGCTCGGCTGTTCATTATTTGATTTCTTCTTCAATGAACCCTTAGATCAAATAGATAAAGTAGTTGATCCAATTGCCCAGCTAATCAATAAATGGTGCAAGGACGACAAAGGACGTAATATATTATATAAAATGAATGGCGATGAACGATATCCAGAATTTAAACTTTATAAAATGATTGCTCGCCATGTACATCATTGTCCGCCTGAAAAAGAGATTGAAAATTCTATGTTTAATAAATATATTAGTAGTGCCGGAAAAGTAAAAAAGAAACGCGTCTTCAATATAGATAAATTACCTATTTATATCAAATAAAATATCTTTCATAATCATAATAATTTTTAATAATATAATTTAAAATTATTGGAAATTCTTTGATCAATATTTGCCAACCCTTGTTTGAAAGCAGATCAAGCGCGCGCGTAACCAAATCAAAATCAGCACTTATAGATAGTGATTGTTCAGAATCATTAAATAATTTTTCATTCAATATTACACGCATATTATCCCATTCTTGAAATCCTTCTTGTTGTGGTAACCACCACATATATTTGTGATCTGAAGGCGCATTATACTTTGTAAAGAATTTTTTCATATTATGTTGTTTGTAGAGACTATATGCTCCTTCAAACATAGTTATCATTTCTTCACTTATTTCTTTACATTCCGGCAAAGAATCTATAAAACTAAAATCACCCATCGCATAAAGAAGATGTCCATTATCATTTTCAGAGGTCATGTTTGATTATAAATTAAATAATCTATAATTATTCAATTTATTCAAAAGTCTGGGGCATTGGTAAAAACTGATGGCGCACCTTTTATACTACCTACTTTTAGAGGACCTAGTTGATTTATCAGAAAGTCGCCTAATAATACGCTTAAATATACCAATAAACCATCACGTAAAAGGCGTTTCATTGGCTTATTCTCTTTTAAAATAAAGCGCATCTCTAAAAAGAGGAACAATACATATACAACGGCTATAATTCCAGCTTGAAGAAAATTCACCATTTAACCATATCAGATATAAATTTATAGTTTTTTAACCGCATTTTATAGTGTTTCAATATCGGCAAATACAGACTCATCCAAGGGCGCCGAATTCTTCGGTTTATCCAAAACCTTTATACCAAGGTCTATATCAAGAGAATCGCCAATCTTAAGATTTTCTTCATCATCTTCTTCCTCAGCCTTTCGTTGAGCATTACGAATAGAACTTATTTGTTCAAGTGTTTGAATATCTTTGGGCGCTTGAACTAATTCCTCCTTTTTAGTATCGCCATTATAGTGTCTGTCGACATCATTAAAGGACAAACCTTTTTGCGGGGCCGGTGTGACAACCTTTTGGGGGATAGAGGGCGGCGCAGAAGACTTGGCAACCGGTGCCAC